ACAGTATCAAGCGTATATAGATTGTCGAGTGAATCTGGGTTGTCTCTTAGCACCTGAGACAGTGGCGCTATTAAGATAGTCGTATCTTTTTCTGAGCGCTGCCTAAATATATGTCCACCAACAAGGTGATTTAATGCGAAGTGAATCGTATGGCGAGGAACCCTCACCTTCTTTCCGGATTCAGTTGTTTCCTCAAAGTTAGAACGAGGAGAGATGCTTATGTCTCCATTTTCATCAATTTCTGGCTCGTAACTTGTTTCATGTACAACATACAAGTCATCTAGGCTCAAATCTTCAAGACCAGCTCGGGTTATTGTTCTTTCCTGGTATTCATCAAGTTCGATGGGTTCATACAATTTTCCTTCTGCTTCAGAGACTCGCTTGCTTCCTTTTTCCGCTAAACCATCGAATTCCTTTGCTGCCTCCGTGTCACCGCGTGATGCTCGATACAGAAGGGCGTCGACATCATTCGAATCCATGTCTCCTTTGCCTAGATGGGCATTGAGCCACTTCTCTGAATATTCGCGACCTTCCTTACTGGTTCTGGATTTTCCGGTTATCTCAAATGGATTTTTAGGAATAATTTTTATTGATGAGTCATCGATTGATATTGCGTCAGGATTATCAAATACTATTTTTTCGCCGTTTATTTCGTGGACCTTGATGTTGACATCACCAGACCTGCTGCCATCGAAACGATTCCTAACACCCGTGACCGTTGTTGGCACCAGCGGGGACATTCTCCCAACGATTGGTGTAGATGATTGCTGAGTTCCCAATGCTGATTGCAGCATTCCCGGCAGCGATTGACGCTCTTCGGTGAATGGCCTGTTTGTGTTTATTGAACTTATCGTGTCTTGATTTTTCCAGTCGCGAGAAGAAGTGGTTCTCCGCTGTAATGAGGATGACCTCATAGCTCCAGTAACAGCCGAGGAACTCCTATTCCTATTGCTTCGTGGATAGTTTTGGTCCACAGCTCTTCTGACGGCCTGCGTTTTAAGTGTTGGCCTTTGTTGTGGCAATCCAGAACCAGCCATGCGACCACTAATATTCCATGCGTTTCCGGGAACACTAAAAACATTCTGTCCAATGTCGTCCATCTGGGAACGGTATTGTGCCTGCGTCTGTGTGGCTCCCTGGGCTGCGGCCATTGTTCGCGCGAACTCATCAACCGTAGATGGGATTCCTGTTTGCCCACCTGTTAGTACCGGGTCTCCAAACAGTCTTCGGGATGCGAAGAACTCTGCGCGGGCTTCTATGTTTGATGTTGCCGCATAAACACCACCAGAAAACTGTCTCATCAACTCCTGGTCGTCAGCATCATCGGTGATGTTGTTTTCAATTGCCTCAGCTAGCGCATTGTGAAAATTGTTTAAATCGGTCTCCAGGTCTTGCCTTGTGTACCCGGTCGAACCTCCCCAACTTCCAGAGCGAAGATATTGCCTTCTGCTTAGATTGTTTGCTGAGTCGATTAACAGCTGAATACTTCTGTTTCCTGTTGGATTCGCAGCTTGCCTAAAGTCAATCATCCATGCATTGACTTGTTTCTGTCTTTGCCACTGGGGACCACCCTGCTGTGGTTTTACAAGTGTTTGCGCAAGCGGGTACCTCTGAAGATTTTGCGTTTGGAATCCAAGTGTCTCCATGACATTAGAGAAGTGCGCAACATGACCCCACTCATGGTTGGCCAAATAGTGCATGTCACCCTCAACAGAATCAGCGACTCCATTTGCTCGACCATTTCTGTCAAAGCCCGAGCGATTTACCTGTGACCACATTTCCCATGGATTCATAACAAGGGAGAACTGAAGTCCACCCTGTTCTGCGGTTCTTCCCTGAGCCGCGTTTGATGCTGCTTGGCTTATTCTTCTTCCACCGGTGGAGGGAGAGGGAGCAAATGCATCAAATCTAACTTCGAACGCTGACCCCATTTCCGTATCTATCGCGAAAGAGGTTACCCATTTTGCCTGCTCTGGATTTGCAATTGCATTTTCCATCCAGGAGTACCAGTATTGAATCAAAGATGCCTTCAGTTTTGACCTTTCCATCCTGCTCAAGCTCATTGGAATTGCTTGGTCAAACATTTCTTCTATTTCTGCTTGTGGAACGTGTGGAAATAGTTCGGCCATTGCGGAAACGAATTGAGCCTTTTGGCTTATGTCGCCGATTGGTCTACCGGCCGGGAAGTTCTGACTCGGTGGGAGTCTTAGTCCGTCTGGTCGGTTTGGGTTGTTGATTCTATCCCGCAAGTCGCGAGCAAGTTCGGTGGCTCTTCTGCCTCTCCAGACTTGTTCTTTCAATCCAAGTTGCCACACATTATTGCCGACGCCCTTCGGTGCTCCACGCTGCTTGCCTCCAGTTCTAGCTGAAGGGTTTGGTATGAGACCAAACCTCGTAGCCCTCATGGCTCCCGAGACTGTATCGCTAACCATTTGTGGAGTGGGCGCAATTCTGCCACCGTACCCCATTGCTTCTTGAACTCTTTCAAAACCAAGTTCTCTAATTTGTTCAGCGTTTGCTCTAGCTACATCGAATCCACTAGCAACTCTTCCGCCAACCTGGGTTGACATCTGGGTGGCGCCAGCTGTTGCTCTACGCACTGCACGAGCTCCACTTTGTGCGGCAGTTCTTGGTGACGGTATGAAGCAGTTAGAGCCAGTTATGTCTGTAAATTGGTTTGCAGCTGGTGTTCCCGGAGGGCAGCGAAGCTTGTTTTTATCGTCAACCCATAAGCCTCTTGTTTTGGCTGCTCTTCGCAGCAGCGAGTCAAGGCTGTCCTTTAGTTTCCTTCCAAGGACCTTGTACTCGATGTCATCCAGTTCACCCGATTTAAATTTCGTCGGAGAGGAATGTTTGTGTGTTGACCTAAAAAATGTTGAATCTGTATCCAGCATATTTGGGTTGAAAGTGCAAAAATGCATTCTCTTCCCTGGTGGAACAAGCGGTATTACATCGCCTGGTTCCCATGTTTTTATATATTCCTCATACGGGTTGGAATATTTTACTGGAGGCTTATTTACTTCTGGTTTTTCGGCCTTGGTCTCTATTTTGGGAATGAAACCTATTTCTAATTCGCCATTCTTGGACAGGTTGTTTATCCTGCGTTCTGCGAAATTGGAATATGAATTAGCCACTTGTTGCTCCTAGGCGGCAAACAGATACCGCAATCACCTAACGAAGTTATGGAACAACAACCATATTAGCCTATTCAGGTTTTGGTTCGTTGATTTCCTCTTCGATGGAAAGCATTTCGAATTCCATCAAGTTTGACAAGAAATCCGTCACTTCTGACTTTTCTTCAGCGGCGTAGTCCTTTTTGGCTTTGTCCATATCTTCCTTGGAGACCCAGCTCAAAGGAATCATTTCCTCCATGCCAAGGTCAACAGCTCTCTTCATGATGTGAGCTTTTGCTGCTGTCTTGTCTTTTGCGCGACCGTAAGCCTGGATTGCATTCTTCAGGTCTGCTTCATCCTTGATTGGGAATGAACCATCTGCAAGAGCCTGCCCGGCTTGAGCCATTGATGTGCGCGAATCTTCCGAGTAGGCACGCTTCAGCGCAATTTCCGCCGCTTCGGCTTCAATCTCTGAAGCTTCTTCTTGCGTATATTCATCGTATCCAAGCACTTCACCATCGAGCCCAACAAACACGTCATACGACTTGCCATTGAGGCCCTCGATTTCCACTGCGTAAACATCAAATCCCTCAAAAACGTCTGGTTCAACAGCAATGATGTCACCTTCAACTGATTTAACAGCAATATCTGCTGCTTCACCAAAGCTAATCATCACCTTGTTTTGCAGCGCAGACTTAACCTGCACGACATCCTGAGTGAGCATGTGCCATCCCATGACTTCGCCGGTTGAACCATCGAAGAACACCTCGACTGGCTTTCCGTCTTTTCTCTCAACATCAACTATAAACAGGTCTGCTTCATCTGAATATCCAGAATCGAGAACCTTGCCTCTAAACATGTCTTCTGCCATGCCTTCAATTTCAATCAGGGCTGGCATTCCCTTTTCGGAAACACAACCGCCTGGGCAGCTATCGCAGACATTTGCGCCGCCTGGGTAGACCTTGCGGTCGAATCCACAAACGAATGCGTTGTCGTCAAAATCTGCTGACTTGTACCCCATTGTTCCGAGTCTGCGTCTGCGCATCTTTTTGCGAACTGAAGATTCATCTGAGTACATGCCATCCATGTCTTTTTCGTCTTCGTCTAGTTCTACTTCAGCGTCTGGCCCCATCATCATGGCGCCTTTCTTTTTCTTCTTTGGCGCAGAACGACGGACGAACATTTCGTCTACTGATTCATCATCATACATTTTGCCGTCAAGGTCTTCCATGTCTTCGTCTTCTTCGTCGTCATCATCTGCGGCCATGTCTTCTTCGTCGTCTTCTTCGTCCATGTCCTCTTCGTCCATGTCCTCTTCGTCATCAACGAGCTCCATGTCTTCCACGTCGTCATCTTTTTCTTCATCTTCCATGGACATTTCTTCATCCAGGTCAGAGTCCATTGCGGCCATGTTCAGCATGTTCTTCTTGACGGCCTTAACGTCAACATCTTCTTTCTTCTTTACAGAGACAGCCATTGCTCCGCACTTTCCACAAACTTTTGCGCCTGGCGTGTATCCACACTCATCCGAGCCAAGGCCCTTGGCGCAGCCAACAACTTCGCCGTCAGCATTCAATTTTACGACTGCTGCTTTTTCGCTCATGCTTGGTGCTCCTTGTACTGCATTGAATTGGAAATACAACCTTGTACGTTACTACAGCCAGCGCATGGATTCATGCGCTTTTCTCCGGTAACCATGCAGTTGTATTTACTTAAAATCCGTTGATTATGTATAGGTTTAGCATAACCCATAGAAGAGGATTCACGGCTGACGTTTGGTCTCCGCTTGCTAACAGTGAAGCGAGATGACTTCTTTTTTGCAATTCGAGGAGCAATCGAATTTTCCTGTTTTTTGCTAAGTTCCAAAAAGTCGTCGATTGCATCATTATATTTATTGACAGACTTCATGTCGTGATTCACTATGGCGCTGTCGCGCAATCGAGCAAGGTGACTTAAAAAATCTGAAGCCATGAATTATCTCTTCGAGAAAATTCTGTCCATTTCGATGTCTTCAATATTGCTATCCACATACGACGCATATATCGCGCGAGAAATAGCCTCAATCGAGTCATCATTCAATTCATGCGCTCCGAATACGTTAATTCCATTTTCGGCACGAGAAATATGTACGCCGTGGTATTCAGCAACAGTGTCAACCGCTTGTTTTACTTGCGATATGAGCTGAGGCTCAACCTTGATGAGAATGGAATCATGAATCGTGCTTTGCAGAGCAGTTTTGACGGAAATGTCATTGCCTTCCGAAACTGAAACATATACAGAAGAGAGTGACTTTCTCCTATTTCTAAGCTGATTGGCAGCGGTTCTCATTCTTTCTGCCGCTAGTTCTTGTCTTATTGCCCGTCTGGCTTGAGCCACTGTCATTTCGTTTACTTCAGCCACCCTTTGAATTGCCCGTTCTTTGGCTCTTTCTGGGGCTCCAGAAGGGCTGTTTGGGTCATTTTCCATATCTCTCAACATGCTCAAAACCGTTCTTCTTCTGGTTCCCCTGGAAGACAGCGGTCCGCCTACTTTCATGGCGGGCTCTATTAATCTGTTTATGGTTGCTGCAATCTTTTCTGCTTCTTCATTGGTGACTCCGTTGTTGAGCGCAAGTCGAGTTAGCTCAGCGTCCATTTCTCTGCCGAGTTCCAAATCTTTCTTGGTCTGTTTTTTGGACACAGGGCCTTTTCTTGCGGAAATTCTTTCTTGAGCCGTGGCCATTAGTGTCGATATTTTGGCAGATGTTCGTTTTCTTTCTTGAGCCATATGGCGCTGTTCGGCTCGACGGATGTCAATTCTTTCTACGCCGTATTTTTTTGCTACATCCTCAAGGGATGCTCCAGTCATTCTTTCTTTGTATATGGCTGCGTCAAATTTGCCGTTTCTCACATCGTTTGCCTTACCCATGCGACCTGTGATGGTTGCAGGAACACCGGGTCTTTCCGGAACCCTCGTTGGGACCGACGGAGCGGGGGCTGGTGCGGGAGCCGGCTGTGGTGCTGGTGCTGGTCGAGGGATTTCATTTGGCTTAGGGATTCTGAGTGGTTTTTCTTCTCGTTCTGGAACTTCTTGAGGAACGGTTCGTGGTGGCATCATCTTTGGTGCCTTTGGCTTCTTGTATGGAACATTATCCCTACCATCGCGCCCAGTTCTGAATCCGTCACCATCTCCATCGAACTCTGATGGATTAACCATTCTCCTTGCCGAACGGCCAATACCACGAGCGCTGCGCGCGGCTCTTGCAATGGCCTTTTGTTCAACGTTCTCAATTGCTGTTATCACAGCATTTCGCGCGTCTTTTTCGTACCAATCGATGTTTGGAACAACAAATCCATCGGCGAGTAGCTCGACGTCAAAACCGTGATACTCAGAAACGTTATTCGCTACTTCGTACATCTCCATGTTTTCTGTCTTGATGAAAAGATGGACACCCGGGTTGTTGTTCTTGAACTCTTCCCAACTTGAAAATGGGTCGGACTTTCCACCGCACGCTCCACCACATCCGCACCCTCCCGGCTTCGGCGCAGCGAGCATGTTCGGACTTTTTGGTATTGGTGCTCCAGATGTTTCTCCGTTTGAATCAACTGGAAGATAAATTGTTTCGACTCTAACCTTTTGGGCTGGGCCAAACATGAAATCTGACTCATTTGGTGTGTGGTACGCAGCGCGCATTGTCTCAACCATTCCGTCTTTCATGAGGTCAAACACAACGTTGTTGCTGTCTGCTTCGCGGACGGCGACTTCACCACCAAAGTGAGTTGAAATTGCTTTTGCGATTGAACCCATTCTTCCCATTGTTGGATTTTCGGATGGGTTCGCGATGGAATAGATTGAAATATTTTTTTCTTCCATCTCAACCTCACTTGACTTCTTCTTTGAATTCTCATAACGCTCAAGCATGCGACGTCCTTTCGCTGCGAGTTTTGCTGCATCAGAAGCATCCTGTGGTACCGGCTCACCCCATGCGGCTGCAGAAAGCGCAAGGCGTGTTGGGCGACCCTTTTCATCCTTCATTGGCCCAGATGGATTAGTGAAGAAGCGAGTTAGGAAAGAACCTTTTCTGCGCATTTTTTCTGGCGTATTTGCTGCTCCCTTAACTCCTGGCTTCAGATTTGCCCCTTCGGTGCGCTTGAAGTGTGCGCGACCAGCAGCAGTAAGGCCGCCCTTTGGGTCCCTGAGCTTTTCTCCTTTTTCCTCAATGGGAACACAGTTTGGAACCATATTTCCATTCTTGCCCCTCTTCATCCCAACTTGCTTGTAGCCATCCCAACAAGGTCCGCCCTTGACTTCTTCGTTTTGCTTATCTGACTTGATTGAAATTGTTCCTGTGAGCTGATTTGCTCCATGCAATACAGGGCTGACTTCGTATAGTTCAACTTCTTTGAGCATGTTGGCTTGCTTTGTTGTGTCGAATACTGCGTCCAAAGTCTTGTACCCAATTGACCACTCTTGCTCTTCACCAAAAAATTTTACGTTTGCGAATGCTTCGCGACCACGTTCTGAAGCAAGGTTGAACTGTACTTTGGCAAACAAACCACCAATACCATTGGCTTTCATCTTCGCTGGAAGACGTGGGTCGTTTGGTCCAACTTCGTAAATTTCAAGAACTTTTCCAATTGGTTCGTTCCAGTTGTGGCCCCATACAACGCGAGGCTTGCGTCGTCCAAGAGAGCCATTGAAGCAACCAGGTAGGCATATGTCCCCTACGCTGTCCTTATTGCCAATGCCCGCAACAAAACACTCAACTATTCCCTTTGATTCAATCGTGTTGATTTGCCCAGGAATCGCTTTGTATTGAGTTTCAGTAAAGTCATTGGCAATATTGCTCATGTTGTGGCGCTTTCCATAGTGTTTATCCAATGATAAACAATTATGAGACAGTTCTGGCGAAACTATTCTCGAGTTTTAGTAAAGTCAGATTGAGAACGACAGTCTGCACCTGCAGTTAATTGTTAGGTGCGGCGGAGCCAGTGGGTCTCCTGGGAATCTAATGTCCTTGCCTGAAACACTAAACGCCGAATCAATCGATGTTGTATTTCCGTCGAGCAATCTATGTTCCGGCCTGACCTGAGCATCCTTATTTGCAATCCAGGTCTTCGTCGATGCGCCTATCCCTTTGGCAGCATGATAAACGCCAGAGTTATAGGCAGTTTGGGACTCATGTTCCGCGATTATCCTGCGGCGCTTCGAAAGCAGGTTCATGAATATTGCGAGCAAGGCTGCTTTCAACATTCCAACCCTATCCTCGTCATCGGCAAGAGCAAGAGCGATAAGAATTGCTGAAGCTATTTCATCTTTGGTTGTTGAATTTATTTTCTTCATTCGCTCCATCTGCGATTCGATATCTTGTTGCATCTCTTCTGAGTTTTCGTCCGCGGGCATTCCTGCTTGTTCGCTCACCAATCGCGTGGCATCAGCAGAAATACCTGCGATAACTGGCTTTACATCTTCTTCAAGCTGCTTATTCCAGACCTGCTCATCAAAGATGTTTTCTACAGTCAAGGTGCCAGAGGTGATTAGTTTTTTTGATTTTGCTCCAGAAGCTTTTTCCATCACGACACGCTGCTGTCGCTCCATGAATCTTTCAACATTTCTATCAAGAATTTCAACCCATCGGTCCGCGTTTTCAACGGCTTTTTGCTCCCACTCAGAAAGTTCTTTATTGGCAGACTTGAACTGCATTCCGTTATCAAACGCTGATAGTGCGGTCGGCGAAGCCATCACTGGTTGCTGCTGCCCCTGTCCTTCTGCGGCAAGCGCTTCAGTCATGGTGCTCGGTTTTTCATTAAAATTAACTAATTGAGCAGGTATCTCACCTGGCGCAGCCGGCTGTTCTGGTTGCCCTGTGGGTTCTTGTCCGGGTGCTGGTGGTTGTCCATCTGGAACCATTCCTGCCGCCGCAACACCGGGCATTCCCGGCTGCGCGCCACCCGCAGCCGCCATTTGTGCTGCCTGTTGTGTTGAATCAAACTTCTTATCGGTGTATCCAATCGGCGTGAGGTTTGGATTGGCAAGCATTGCTTGCATTAGGTCGGAATCAATTTTCTTTCGACCCGTTTCTCTTCTGTATTCATTTCCACTAATGAGACCGTTCTGAAATTCATCAAGCAAATAACGTTCTCTTTCTTGCTTGTAAAGAACAAGAATTGGAACTTCCGAAGTGTCAAAGTCAATGTAGTACTCATCATCTAGCTCATCTAGGCCGCGCCCAATCAGCTCCATGTGCGGCAGCATTGTTTCATTCCAAAACACTCGATGCTCTTCTGCGGCATTACTGAAAGTTCTTCCTGATGCATTGCCGATGACTGACTCTGGAACTCCGAAGGAAGCAAGAATTTCTTCTTTGGTGATTTGTCGCATCTGGATATAGTTGGCGTCACGAGGATTTGAGCCAGTGTCCACATAGTCGACACCTTCGTCTGATGAGACAACAGTCACTGCACCGGCGCGATTTATATTTCCACGGAAACGACTACGCAATTCATCTTTGTCGTCGTCATCTATTTCCCCTCGCACAACAAGCAAACCACCCGGCCTGCCGTCGTTGAGCAGGAAATTCCTGTTATAAATTTTTGAAAGATTTTCTATTTCAATAGCGACACCAGCTGATTCAAGTGGAGTCAGTGACAGATATGGGTCTAGGGGGTGAGGCTTGCGAATCCATATGACATCTTGCGGTTTTAGAATTGCTTTAGTGCCGTTCCGCATGTCCACTTCAAAACCTGCAATGAAATTTTTTGCATCTGGAATTGGGGATGTGTGTTGCGGTGGAAGAAGGTGTAGCGCTATGACTCCACCATTTCTCCCTCTGACCTTCTCAATAAATGCACCCCTGGTTGACATGAGTAGCTGAGAAGAAAGCCTGTATCTGAATACAAAAGAGTTTTCGCCAATATTTGCTTTAGTGTTTAGCAAATTGAGAATTTTATGGTCTCTGTTATTTTTTACAATTTTTCCGTCTGGAGAATTGTCTTCGCGGAGTATTGCTGGAAGTCTTGCTTGGTTTCCTGCTATTGCGTCAATACACCTATTAACCCATGTGACCTTCTGCATTCCCTCTCTGTATGCACGTTCGATATCCCAAGAGTCCCTATAGGGTTTGCCTTGAAGACCGGTGTTGTATGCAACTGGGGCGCCAGGTCCAATAGCGGACTTTTGCCCTGACGATGAAGCAGATTTGTTATTGGTTGAGTTCCAAGCCATGTTTTATGATTAATCCAGTCCGAGCAGCAGGCCAACAGCCCCACAGCACACGCCAGCCACTACGAATCCGACCGGAATGCTAAAAATAAACGCACCTGTTGTAGTCATAATTATAAATGACCCCATAAGGAGATTGGCAGCTCTTGCCCTAGTAAACCATTGTACTATTTTCATGTCTCCTCATCAAAAACAGAACATTGCATAATTTAATACTAGTATGGTTTATCATTCTCGGCAGAGAGCAGGCTTATAAATGACGAATTGGGACAAAGTTCTCGAATATCTAAAACCGAAGGAACCGCTTTATTGTCCTGAGGCGCCATCCATAACTCAGAAAGTATTTTTGCGTTCTTACTCTATAGAGGCATTATTCGGTGGGGCTGCTGGCGGAGGCAAGAGTTCAGCCCTACTCATGTCGGCCCTGCAATACGTTGACATCCCTGGGTATTCAGCGATTCTCTTCAGAAAGACTTACGCAGACCTCGCGCTCCCCGGCGCCCTAATGGACCGATTCCGCTCATGGATTTCAAATTATGACGAAGTCCATTGGAATGGCAGCACCTATGTGGCCACCTTTCCGTCTGGGGCTCGAATATCATTCGGGTATCTGAACAACACCAATGACTACCTTCGATATAAAGGTTCGGAATTTCAATTTATTGGAATGGATGAGGTGACCGAAATCAGGGAATCTGATTATCGATACCTGTTCTCTCGCTTGCGCCGACCAGCAACAGGCGAGCTTTCCAAGGTTCCGCTGAGGATGAGGGCGGCTTCAAACCCAGCACCCAACTGGGTCAGACAAAGATTCATCGTGGAGGGAGCGGATTCTGGGAGGATTTTCGTTCCGTCGATGCTTACTGACAACCCCGGAATCGATGCTGACTCATATCGTCAGGCCCTGTCCGCCCTGGACCCGATTGAGCGCAGAAGGCTCGAGATGGGCGACTGGTGGGCTACTACTTTAGGAACTCTTTTTGATAGAACTAATTTTGTTGTTATTGATTCCTCTGAAGTTCCACAGGTGTTGTCATCTGCGCGTGCCGTAAGATTCTGGGACTTGGCGGCCACCGAACCATCGTCTAGCAATCCAAACCCCGACTACACCGTTGGAACACTGATGCTTTTCGACCAGGGCATTGCCTATGTTCTGGATGTGCGCAGACAGAGAGTTAAAAACGAAAAAGTAGAACAGCTAATTGCACAAACAGCTTATGAAGATGGTCACTCTGTTGCAATCAGGATGGAGCAAGAACCGGGTTCGTCTGGAAAGGCCCTAGTTGACCAATATGCCCGATATGTCGTTCCTGGGTATGATTTTCAAGGAATACGCTCCACTGGAGACAAGCTAACCCGTTCCCGACCCTTTTCCGCAGCGGTTGCAAATGGCAATGTCCGTGTCGTGCGAGGCTCATGGCTAACCGACTGGTTCGACGAATTTTCATCCTTCCCTGAGGCCTGTGACCACGACGACCAGGTGGACTCGGCGGTTGGAGCTTTTTCATTTTTAGCTGGTTTGGGGTTGCCGCAGCGGCGTCCGGTGTCTATAATCATCTGACAAAGTATCAACTAGAGCAAGGGGTATATATGAGTAACGAAAACATCACTACGTCCGAGTTTAAAGAACTTGTCGCAAAAATGACAGAGGACTTCATGACTTTGGATAAATTGTTCAAGGAAATGTGTTTGAGCGATGAACCGCTTTCCGAAGTCGCGGATGCAATGGTAAGCGTTCATGCTCTTAAGGCAGAAATGTCAGTTATGTACGACTCGGTTTGTCATTCCATGATTGGCAAAATGGCCAACGTCCCAGAAGTGTCATCTAGCGACGGAAGTTTAATCGAGAAAAAGGGTGGTTCTGACAGGAAGAAGTGGGACCACGAAGGCCTTGCAAAGAATGTTGCTAGTCGAATCAATGACATGGCGGTTGACCTTGATACTGGAGAGGTAATCATGACCCCACAGGACATGATGGTAAAGATGCTCGACTTTGCAGCAGTTTCATACTGGCGAATAAAAGAACTTGCCAAAATTGGAGTATCTGCAGATAGCTTTTGTGAAGTGAGCGAATCCAAAACAAGCATTATCGTACGAAAGGCAAAATAACAATGACAAACATCTACTCCCAACTAACCGAGCCATTTCCACAAGAAATGGAGCGCTCCCTCAATAAGGGTGGTGCCAATCTCGCATACATTCCGGTGAGCGAAGTTATTAATCGCATGAACAAAATCTTAGGAGTTGAAAACTGGTCGTTCACTGTAAAGAACTGGCAACAACTTGGTAATTCGATTGTCGCTCATGTTTCTGTCGTGACAACTATTTCTGGCAACACCGTAACGCGTGATGGTGTTGGGGGACAAAAAATCAAGATGACCAAGCAGGGCGAACCAGTGGATATTGGCGACGAGGTCAAGGGCGCTGTTTCTGATGCCCTTAAAAAAGCCGTGCAGACAATGGGTGTGGGTCTTTACCTTGCTCGCAGTCAAGACGCCATCGAAATTGAACAGGTAATGGAGGCCGAGATAGTTACTGCCTCGGAGCCACCTTCGCCATCAAAGATGACCTGGGAAAGCTTCATGTCTGTAAGTAAGGGTTTGAGCAAAGACCAAAAGGAACAGTTGCGTTCTGCGTGGACACAGTGGAGCGACGGCAAGCCAACACCCACAAAAGACACCGTTACCGAAGAACAGGCAAATTTTCTCCTTACAGAAGCAACTCGTTTAACATTTGGTGGGACAATCATAGAAACGCCTGCCAAGTGAGCGATGTAAAACCAGAGCTTCCAGCACACCTTTCAGCTTCTTCAATTCAAACGTACAT